GACGACTGGGGCTTACCCATATTGAAAACCAACACGTCGGAGAAAACCGGCAAGGTTTCTCGCTCCACGGACAAGGAGGTCCTGCACGAGCTTGCGTTCATGGATGATCGGATCGCGACTTTGCGGGAGTACCGGGAGTCGCTCAACAACCGCACCAAGTTCGCGGAAGGTCCGCTGCAGGCCGCGGAGTACAACAGCGATGGGCGGGCTAGGCCCAGCGCGATCACGTTCGGCACGTACAGCGGGCGACTGACGTATGCGTCCAAGCAGGGGCGGAACAAGGACGAACGCAGGATCGGATTCGCGCTGCATCAGATGAAGCGTGATCCCGAGTTTCGTGCCGTAATTCGGGCGCCGGAAGGGTACACTCTCATGGAGTTCGACGCCGCTGGGCAGGAGTTCCGCTGGATGGCCGTCGCCTCGGGTGACGAGACCATGCTGTCCTTGTGCTTGCCCGGCGAAGACCCGCACAGCTACATGGGGGCGCGAATCGCCCAGACCGATTACCGGGAACTGATCACGCGCGTCAAGGCAGCCGAAAAGCCCGCGAAACACCAGCGTTCGTTGGGAAAGGTCGCGAACCTGTCCCTCCAGTACCGTACAAGCGCGCCGAAGCTGAGGATTGTCGCGCGCGTGCAGTACGACCTGCCCATGGAACTGCCGGAGGCAGAGTACATCCACCGCACATACCAACGCAGCTACCCACGCGTACCCGTCTACTGGAGAGAGCAGATCGCGCTGACGCGCGCCGTAGGGTATGTCGAGACTTTCGCCGGGCGGAGGGTGAGCGTGGCCGGCCAGTGGTCCGGACGACGCGGCTGGAGCATGGGGTCCACCGCCATCAATTATCGCATTCAGGGGACCGGTGCCGATCAGAAGTATCTCGCACTTGACGTGCTCCGGGGGTACCTTCCCAAGGTAGGTGGTCGGTTCGGGTGGGACTTGCATGACGGTATCTACCTGTTCATCCCGGACCAACACGTTCCTCGCGCGGCACACGAGATCAAGTACCTGCTGGATCGACTGCCATACCAGAAAGCGTGGGGATTCTCGCCTCCGATCCCGATGCCGTGGGACTGCAAGGTGGGGAAGACATGGGGCTCATTGAAGGAGTATGCCGATGCCTAAGCTGTTCTTGGTACATGACGCCACGGGCAAGAAGTACGAAATCCTGCGAGTCGACCGCGATTCCGGTATGATGACCCTGCAGGGACCGCGTGCGAAGTTCGACGAGGTGTACGACCCTGCCGCGCTCAAGCAGCGCGGATACTCGCTGTGCAAGGAGACCGGTCATGCCGAGCAGTAAGGACTACGAGCGCGACTACAAGCAGGAGTACGCGACCGCGAAAGATCGTGGTGAGGTAGGTACCGGGTCCGACTCGGGCAACGCCAAGCGTCACCGGCTGAGGCGGAAGATGTTGAAGATGGGGATGGTCGAACCCGGACAGGACGTCGACCATCGGAAGCCACTCTCCAAGGGCGGGTCCAACACCGTGCGGAACGCCAAGGCTACCTCGCCCTCGGAAAATCGCAGCTTCAAGCGCAAGCCCGACGGCAGCATCAAGTAGGAGACGAACAATGACAACACACGTAATGCTGGACCTCGAAACATGGGGTCTGACCCCGGATTCCGTAATCCTGTCGATTGGCGCCGCGAAGTTCGATCCGTGGGGCGACGGGATCGCGGACAGCATAGAAATCCACCTCGACCCGGATGACTGCCATCGACGAGGAATGACCATTGACGCCCGTACCGTGCTCTGGTGGATGGACCCTGACCGGCAGGCAGCGAGGGAGGCGTTGCTCAGCCACCGCCACCTGACTCTCGACCTCGTGACGGCACTGGACGTGTTCCAGACATGGTACGGAGCGGACGAGCAGCCGATCTGGGGGAACGGCGCCGGGTTCGACAACGTGCTGTTGCGGTCCGCGTACCAGCGTGCGAACATGGTGACCCCGTGGCAGCACTGGAGTGACCGGTGTTACCGCACGATGAAGAACCTCGCGCCGGGAGTCGAGATCGAGCGGACGCAGACTCACCACACGGCGGTCGGTGACGCGATCGACCAAGCACTGCACCTGCAGGCCATCATCTCGCATCTGGGACTCGTCGCATGAAGCCGCTGCCATGGAGCTACAGTTCACTCGCCGATTTCGTGAACTGCCCCCGCGCGTTCCACGCGAAGCGGGTCGTCAAGACCGTGAAGGAATCCGAGTCGGACGAGATGATCTGGGGGAACCGGGTCCACAAGTGCTTCGAGGAACGGATCAAGCATCAGAAGGCTCTCCCGGATTATCTGCGCGAGCACGAGCCGTTCCTGACTGAACTGGATCAGCTTGAAGGTTTGAAGATCACGGAACGCAAGATCGCCCTGAATGTCGATCGACGGCCCTGCCAGTTCTTCTCCACCTATGTGTGGATGCGCGGCATCATCGACTTCCTCAACGTTCATGGTGACGGCGCGCTGGTGGTTGACTACAAGACAGGCAAGCCTCACTCCAACTTGCGGCAACTTAAGCTGTTCGCCCTGCATGTGTTCGCGGAGTTCCGCGAGGTCGAGTACGTCACCACCAAGTACTACTGGACGAAGACCTGCTCATCCGAGCCGGAGCACACGTTCCAGCGGAACGAGATTCCCGTGCTGTGGAACGAGTTCGCTCCGGACCTCAAGCAGTACGTCACCGCGTTCCGGCAGGATACGTGGCAAGCCCGCCCGAGCGGCTTGTGTCGAGGCTGGTGCCCTGTGACGACCTGTGAACACTGGACTCCCCGGAAAGGAGGCTGACATGGCCGGGCTGGATACAGAGAAAGACGTCAAGCGGGCCGTCAAGCGCCTCCTGACCCGGCACGGGTGGTTCTGGTGGATGCCCGCGGCGAACGGGTTCGGCCAAGTCGGTGTGGCTGACTTCTGCGCGCTCAAGGCCGGGGTGTTCCTCGCTCTCGAAACCAAGAAGGCGCCCCGCAAGCCCACGGCTCAGCAGGTAAAGTTCCTGCGACGTGTCACGGATGAGGGAGCTTTCGGTATCGTGGTTTCGGACCGCACTCTGACGCATCTTGAGGCATGGCTGGTGGCGTTCGACGTATCGGTTAGCCACGTCTCGAAGCGGGAAACCCCTCCGGCGGAGGCGGGCGCGGAGTTGATCGACTGTCTGGCGGTACTGACAGCACCTGTGCGAGAAGCTCCATGACACGGGAAGAGTACCAGACCTGCGTCAGACTGTACCGGGACGAGGGGTTGATGCCGACCGAGATCATGGTACGCATGAAGCTCCCGTCCGGCGTGGTTCGCGTGGCGCTGGCCAAGGCAACTCGGCGGAAGGAAATCGTTCCTCACCGGTATCTGCCTACCAACCACTCGTTGAGGTACTATGCGTCGCGAGCAGGCATACGCATGGGGTCGATCGGAGATGTGGGAGATGCGCTTTCCTCGGAGCAACGGCAGTGGGTGGTGGACCAGATGTCGCGCATGGGGTGCGAATCGGTGGCGGAGTACCTTACGGAACTGGTCCGCGATGTACACGCTGATGATAGTCACGTACGCCCGGCGCGCAGCCGCCCGACATTTCAACACGATGCCGCATCTTCCTGAGTCGGTCCCGACGTGTTCGTTCTGTGGCCAGCGGCTGGCACCGGGGCGGAGATTGATCCGGGCACATGGCTCGAATGTGCACATATGCGAAGCATGTGTGCTTCGGCTGGCGACTCAAATCCGGTATGCGTACCTGCTTGACGCGACACCCATCCACGTAGGACCCGCTCACTGACATGCAGCCACAAACGCCCCCCTCATCGGTGCTCGTTCACCCTCAGACTCGCAGCGTCATCCTCAGGACGACGAACGTCGCGGAGATACGAGACCGCATTCCTCGTAGCCGGGTACTCGATCATCCAGAGTACAACCTGTCGGTCGAGCACACGGAGTCCGCGACTCGGATACTTCGGCGAATGGGGTACGCCGTCCCCGCGCCGATCTCGATCCACTACGACTGGCCCGGAAAGTACCAACCGTTCGTTCACCAGAAGGCCATGGCCGAGTTTCTGACGCTGCACCGAGCAGCCTTCAACCTGTCCGAGATGGGTGTCGGGAAGACAGCGGGCGCGTTGTGGGCGGCGGATTACCTGATGAAAACCGGCAGTATCCGCAAGGCCCTGATCCTGTCGCCGCTGTCCACGATGGAGCGCGTCTGGGCTTCCGACATCTTCGACCTGCTGATGCACCGGAGTTGCGCGATTCTGCATGGTAGTCGGGACAAACGCATACAGGGATTGGGGCAGAACGTCGACTTCTACATCCTGAACCACGAAGGGGTTCTGATCTCCCATATCACCAAGGCACTGATGGCGCATCCGGAGATCGACCTGATCCTGATCGACGAGGCCAGCCTGTTCCGCAATTCCCAAACGAAGAAATACAAGGCCCTGCGCGCGGTGATCGGCTCTCGAACCCGGCGTCTGTGGTTGCTGACGGGAACACCCTGCCCGAACGCGCCGACCGACGCATGGGCGCTGGCCCGACTGGTGAACCCGGCGGGCGTTCCGCAATACTTCGGTCAGTTCAAGCGACAAACGATGTATCAGGTAAGTCAGTATGTCTGGAGCCCGCGCCCGGACGCGTACCAGATCGCATACAAGGCCATGCAGCCCGCGGTTCGGTTCAAGAAGAAGGACTGCCTCGATCTCCCCACTGTCGTGACCACGGACCGCTCCGCGGATGTTACTCCCCAGCAGGCCACGGCGATCGACACGATGCGCAAGACCATGCAGGCGGAAGCGCAGATGACTCGGGTCACCGCGGCCAACGCCGCCGACAAGATCAACAAGATCAGGCAGATACTCTGCGGTGTGGTGAAGGATACCGAGACGGGGGAGTATCTGTCACTGGCTCACAAGCCGCGCATCACGACTCTGGTGGAGTGCGTGGAAGAAGCCTCGGCGAAGGTGATCGTGATCGTCCCGTTCAAGGGCGCCATCCAGTCGCTGGAGCGTGAGTTGTCGTCCCGATTTTCGGTGGCGGTTCTGAATGGTGACGTCCCGGCCAGACGGAGAGATGATATCGGGCGGCGGTTCAAAACGGAAACCGACCCGCATGTGCTTCTGTGCCACCCGCGGGTCATGGCGCACGGGCTGAACCTCACGGAAGCGGATACGCTCGTGTTCTACGCCCCCATCTACTCGAACGACGAGTTCCAGCAGGTGATCGAGCGGTTCAACCGCACCGGTCAGACACGAAAGATGACCATCGTGCGGATCGGGGCGCATCCAATCGAGTGGCAGATATATAATATGGTTGACAAAAAGAGAGGAATGCAGGATAACATCCTGACACTATACGACTCCATCGTGAGAGAGGCGGCATAACATGGACATGACAAAAATTGTGCGTGCTTACGTGGCGATTCGTGACGCGCGTAAGGTGCTCACCGACGAATTCAACCAGCGGGACGGTGACCTCAAATCGAAGCAGGCCCGACTTGAGGCCGAGATGCTGCGGTTCCTGCAGGAGTCCAACATGGACAGTGTGCGGACCGAGTCGGGTACGTTCTACCGGCAGGAAATCATCCGCCCGGCAGCCTCGGACTGGGATGCATTCTACGGCTGGGTCAGGGAGCAAAACGCCTTCGACGCTCTTGAGCGGCGAATCAAGGCGACATTCGTGAAGGACTACATGGACGAGAACGGCGGGGACCTCCCACCGGGTGTGTCCGTGCACCGAGAGTATGCCGCCCGTGTGCGGCGAGTCTGATCAAGGAGACACAGACATGACGACCGAACTGAGCATCTTTTCTTCGGGCGCGCTGCAGGCACCTGCGCACGTCTTGGCCGCGTTTGACGGCGAGAGCAACATTCGACCGAGGCGTACCGTGCCGTCCCTCTCGTACGAGGGGAAGGTCTGGACGGTCTCTGCCGGGGGTGAAAAGCAGCGTCTGACGCGTCGGAACGACGACGGTGACGAAGAGCCCCTGTCGGTGATGCGGGTGGTCATTCTCGACGCCGCGAAGTCGCGCGGACGGGCCTATTACGAGGGCGCCTACGATCCGGGCACGGCGCGAGCGCCGCTGTGCTGGTCCGACGACGGGGTAGCCCCTCACCCGTCGGTCGCGGAGCCGCAGTGCGCGTCCTGCGGAGAATGCCCGCTGGCCGTCAAGGGGTCGAAAGTCACCGAGCAGGGCAAGGCGATCGCCGCGTGCTCCCAGCATCGTATGTTGGCGGTGGTTCCGGCGGGTCGGATCAGCAGCACGCCACTGCGACTCAAGATCGCGGTCACCAGTGATTGGGACAAGCAGAGCCCGGATGAGGCCGCGAAAGGCTGGTACGCGTTCTCGAACTACACCGAGTTCCTGCTGTCGCGGGGAGGGCAGCATACCGCACAGGTGGTCACCAAGATCAAGTTCGACCAGACCACCGCGTATCCGAAGCTGTTTTTCAGCCCGGATCGCTGGCTGACCCCGGAAGATGTGGCGGAGGTCAAGCCTCTGCTGGG